CCTCTTTCGGTGGGTTCAATCGTTTCTGTGTATCGACAATACCTTTCGGCAAGCTACCATCGATCCGTGCTGCTGCTACTTCAGTCGGAGTTACCCCTTTCTCCAGCCCAGCTAGAATCGCGTTGTAAGTCGCCGCCGCACCTTTAGCACTATTGCTCTCGGACTGAGTAAGCGACTTCACCGCATCCGCCAGCAACTTGCGAATTTCCGCCCGCATCAATTCAGTCTGCACCGCCTTGTCCGCCTGCTGCACCTGTGCCTGTGCTTGCTCACGACGGGCAGCTTCGGCGTCATCCACCATGATCGCGCCATCCATATCCCGTACATCGAGCCGCGCTTGCAGCAACTTCTTCCAGTTGATATACAGCATTTCTTGCGGTGTCAACGTCTGCGCTAACTGGTCATATTGCATGCCCAACACTTCCTTGGCGATCAGGCTGGTCGATCCCTGTGCCACCGGCTGGAAATCCCCCTTGATCGAAGGTTTCTTGTTGAAGTGCCTGTTGAATGCGATCAGCGACGAAAACACGGAATATGTAAACTGATCGAAGTTACGTACTACATCCTTAAACGGCAACGCCGCGTCACCTCTGAACATCGACGCTCCGGTCGCCGTCCGCATCGGTTCACTCGGCGTCTTCGACAAATCGCCACCTGTTTGCGGACTGACAAACGTTTCCTTGTCCGCAAATTCCATGAATGTATCCTTGATTTGCAGCAGTTCCGTAATCCGACTATCCATTTGAATTTGTTTTACCGCCGAATACTGCGCGGAAGCGCCAGTATCGTCCCGACGGTACACCTTATGCGAGCTTATACTGGTCAAGTCTTGCCCAGTCACTAGCAAAGCTTCATTAATTTCCAGATTCTGCCCACAAATCACGCTGCCGTTGTCAAGCACCATGCGCGTTGCCGCGCACACACCCATCTGCGAATCGCGCATGATCTGCGGCAGTCCTTCTCCCACCAGACTCGACTCATCTTCCTCAAAGATGAAATGATGGTAACTCTTGATTTTCGGCTCATTAAGTATCTGCCATGGGTTCAGCGATGCCCGGATCACCCTGCCGTCAAGCAGCCACACCACCGAACGCACCTGCTCCACCATCTGCTCCGGTGTTAGCTCCACTCCACACCCATGCAAATAATTGCCGGAAAGGTAACCATCCCAAATCAAAATCTCATACTTCCGACCATCAGCACTGGCAACATTTATTTGCGGCCCCATAGTCCGTAGGTCTGTTTCAAACTGCTTGGCCTTGTAGTTCCCGGTAGGATGGTCTTTCAAGTACTCTGTAATTACAGCACCCATGAACACAGGATTGTCAGCAAGCTCACGCACCTGCTGCCGTGACAGCACCTGCCGCTCGAACTGCCCGTCCATCTGATGCAGGTATCGTGCGCTCATGTCAGGGTAATAGTCCCAAATCGAAATGAAGTCGAACAACGGTACCAGCACATCAACCTCTACCGGGTGAAGCTGCCCACCCTCCCGTGACCACTGCCGCTGCTTCTGGGTCTTGGCGTACGGCCCCTTCAGCACACCCATGCCGTAAGTAATCCCCGACATGAGCACCTTGCGCACTAGCGCCACATAATCAACAGTACGATCCCCGCCCACTTCGGTAAGCTGGTCAGCAATTTCATTTTCGAGGTTCTTTGCTCGTTTGCCCGCAAACGAAACAACTGCCGCGTTAATCGCCTCGTCAGTTACTTCGCCACCTTGCGCCCCCTGCATCAATTCCTGCAGCACCTGCGCCAAGTCCCCTATCTCCAAGTTCGGTACTGGCGAAGCAGCCACTGCCCAATTCTTCGTCCCTCCTGAAAACAGCAAATGCATCAACCGAGCCAGCATCGACACACATTTCACCCGCGTCAGTTTCGGGTACGCTTTCGAACGGGTAGGATCGAGTTGCCCTTCAATCTCAGGATCGTACACACCCAGCCGCTGGCGCAGATTCTTCATCCAGCGTAGCTCCGCGATGCGCCGATCTGTTTCATACTGAGTGAAGTCCCGCGCCAACTTATCCCCTAGCGACCGCATCATCGTTGAGTTCAGCACTGGCGCAAGCGGCACCGCCGGAACAGGAATATCCTGCGCCACGGCACTGGCCTGTGTGGTGTCTATCGTTGATCCGTCCATGGCAAGCCTCTACCGAAATGCGTACTGGTTAACCGGGTAGCGTGCAGGTACCGCAATATTGCGGGCGTTCCGCCGCGCCTCGCGTACCACGCTATGTTCAAAATACCGGGCCAAGTAAGAAAATCCATCCCCCGGATGACTGTGATGATTTTTCTGCGGCTCTACCTTCCTGATATCTTTCTTGACCAGCACTTCATAACGCCAGCCACCGTTCAAGGCTCTGATCAGTCCTTTGCAACTCGGATCGATCAACAACGCCGGGCCACGCGCCGTCAAGCGCGTGGTGAAGTGTTCTATCGCTTCCAGCCGTACTCCCAACTGGTTATTCATGTCGGGAAACTTGACGGTAAACCCCTGCTGCCGCAACACATCCACTGACGACTTCTCATCCGAAGTCGCCCGTTGATCCGCTGCCGGGTCCGGAGCGATAATCACCTCATAGTCTGAAAAACGTGTACGTAACAGTGGTTTCAGCCGGTCGCTGCACAGCCGGTTCGTGCCATAATCCTCTTGGATCAACTCCGCAAGTACCAGCAGTCGCCCATCCAGATCCATCTGCCCTAAAATCATGGCACTACCGCCCACACCGGGGTCAAAACCTACCACTAGCGGCAAGTATATGTTCGGCTTTAGTGGTACCGTAGACACGTGTATTTGCGAGTTAAAGGTAGGCACCACCGGCTTGCCCGACAACGAAAAACCCCAAACACCTTCAATATACTGCTTAACCCAATGCAACGACTTGCCAATGGTCAGCGACTGGTAATATTTCACCCCACCCGGCAGATTTTCGACGTTCTCCGCATCAGGAGAGAACCCGGATGGCTGCAAATACAACTGCACATTCGCCGGTTTCTTCTCGAACAGATAGTCGAACCACCAGTCATCCTCATTACCGGGGTTCGACGCGCCCCACATGCCCCAATTGGTCGCCCCACCATCATTCTTCGCTGGATACCGTCCACAACGTGCACTCAACGCCTCCACTATCTTCTCGTCAATCTGTACAAATTCGTCCAAAATAGCGAATGTAATCTCCATTGAGAGTACCCGTGCCACGTCGTCTGCCGTATCCAGCCCCCGGAACAGTACTTCACACTCAACGTCACCAAAACGAAGGGTAAACTTATTATCAGTAGCCCGCCAACTACCCGCCTGACCGTCCTTGAACCAGTAATTCCAACTGGTAAGCGTCGTATCCTTCAGTTGTGGCATTGTATTGCGCACGATTACCGCCCGCGTGCGCCGAATACCATCTAGCGGAGACTTTTCCTGCAGCGCAGCCATCCGGCAAAGCTTGAAAAACAGCCCGGTTGTCTTACCCGAACCGACAGGCCCAATCGCCCAATCAAAAAACAACTCAGCAGGCTCGAAATGCCGGATAAAATCCCGAATTGTGGGTGGGGGCGTGTAATTTATGATAGCCACGAAGCTTACACTCCACCAAGGTTAATGTTGATTTGAAAAGCTGACCCCAGTGCCGCAGCTTCCGTATTCTTCGGCTCGTACCCCGCCCACTTCACTGTACTTTTGATCAGATCTGCCGCCACCGGGGGCGCGGTATGTTCGTCATGAATGATCGTCCACGACTTCTCCAGCAACTTCTCGGCCTGCATCCGGGCTTTCAGCCGGAAGCTCATGCCATCGCGCAGCAATTCCGTCTGCGCATCCATAAATGCTTTCTGGAACACAGGGTGACTACACAGCATCTCGAATTCCGCCCGGTCGATGCCATACGCCGCGCACACATTCCGAGGAGTATCGATCCGCATGGCGAGTTCAACCGGTAACATCGGTGGAAAACCTAATTCCGCCGGATCACGTGGTACCTCAACCGAGGTATACTCCCCCGATTCTTCGTCGTAACGTACCAAAGCACTCATGCGCCGACAAGCTCCTGTGAACCTTCATGCACTTCAGTATACCGATCTTTAATCTTGTCCAGATACCGCCGTTTGGACGCACGCAACGCCTCGGGGTGAGCTTTATTCCATTCCTTCTGCCGCAGGTTGTTACACTCCTTGGAGTAGTAATGCAACCCATCTTTCGCTTGTTTGTTTACCCCGAACGCGGTCAACGGCAACTTCTGTCCGCACCCACAACCGCACTTCTTTGTCTGTTCCATATCGCCCTCCTTACCCTTAAGGTATGATAAACTTTGAAGCAGTAACATTAAACTCCTTCTCGTTTGCCACACGCACAGATCCATCACCTTTCCAGCGACACACATAAATACCTGCTGTTAGTGTTTCTATCCACAAATGATATACACCTAACGTTTCCCGCACAACAGCAGCATCAACCCCATAGGTATAGCTGGTTTCTACACCCTCTGGGGTCTGAACCTTTGCAACCACACTTGGTGGATCGAGCGCCACTCCAAACTCATCAAAAAATTGAGCACGGCTTTCAACTGATGTCCCTACTTTGTATGTATTACTCATACCTGCTCCAATTCGAGATTACTGCACACAAGCTGACTATCAGTTAAAGTTGTACGCTGCGCAAGGTTACTAAGCAAGCTCATTTGTGCCATATCCGTCATAACAATCCTTCGCGCCGTATCCGATAGGCAGATGCTGGACGGCAAAATCTGCTGCGAAACACCTATAATCGCCCACACTAAATCCGTCTCGGCAGCTTCTGTAAGCCCGCGCCGTTTAGCCCGTGCGATCAGTTGTACAGTTTCAACTTCCGCCGCTTCGATAAGCGTCATGCTTTTAACACGAGCAATCACCTGCGCCATTTCGGTTTCCGCTGCTGTTATCAGCGCTACCATTTTGGCCGATTCTACACTGCCGCTACCTGCCACACTTGCTTCACCCGCAAGCAACGCACCTGTTCCATCCGATCCTGACGTACCAGCACTAGCAACAAGCGCCGCTAACGCATTTAGCACCCCAGTTCCGACCGAACTGCTAACCCCGGCTCCAGTTACAGTCGCCGCCTGTCCTGCCAATGCTCCACTTCCCGTCGAACCACTATTACCTGCACCTGCAACAACAGAACCTTGTGCTGTCAGTACGCCTGTGCCTACTGAACTGCTGACCCCAGCACCTACTACACTCGCAGCTTGCGCAGTAAGTGCACCCGTACCCACCGATCTGCTGATCCCAACACCAGCTACGCTCGCAGTTTGCGCGGTAAGTACACCCGTACCTACCGATTTGCTGACCCCAGCACCTACTACACTCGCAGCTTGCGCAGTAAGTACACCCGTACCCACTGAACTACTGACCCCAGCACCAGCTACGCTCGCAGCTTGCGCGGTAAGTGCACCCGTCCCGGTAATCGTTGTTGCTGTAACACTGCCAACCCCAACAACCGTAGAATCCTGTGCAGCCAGCGCACCCGTCCCTGTCGATAGACTAACACCTACGCCAGCTATCGTCGCAGCCTGCACAGACAATGCGCCAGTTCCAGACGATTCAGATACACCAGCACCACTTACCGCCGAACTCTGCGCAAGCAGCGCACCAGTACCGGTTATTGGCCCACCAGCAGCATCGGCTGCGGTCGGATCGTACAGCCGCCCATCATCCTGATCAGAATCTGACGGAACAGGACGAAGATAGCCATCGCCGATTGCCATGTTCTATGCGCCAGAGAGAGTTTTCAGAGAAATTCCTGCGCGGACTGGCGTGCCATCCAGATCCCAAGTCACACGATATGGGCCATCGAAGCCGACCACGAAACTAAAATTCCCACTCCCGTCAGATACCATACTCGCGTACTGAGTAAACACCGGCAGTCCACTTGTTTCGGTTACCTTAAAGAGCGTGCAGGTACACCCACCAAGTGGCGCACCAGCAGCATCTCGACTGACCCCAATGATAGATACTGAGTCAACAGGCAGTGGCGTCCTAGCAGCCACAAACGGCCCGACCCCGCCGAATTCGTTATCCCCAGCAACAATCGGTCGCAAATGAAACAACAACGGAGTGCGTCGTCCGATCATGTTAATTCAACGCGATCACTTCCATGTCCTGCACCGCCATCGTCTCTGCGGTAGACCCGGAGCGCTTATACTGCACGCTAATGATGAGCGCCGCAGTCAGGTCGCATGCCCCAGACACTACCGCCGCCGATGCCGGGATAATCCCAAACCCCGCCGCGACGACCGCCGCGTTGAAACGCCAATTCCCCCGGCAGAACAGCGTGCCTGCCGATCCGAGCGAGCGACAATGCACGCTGATATCGCATTCCCAACTCAAGTTTGTCTGCGAAGCGATGAGCACATGCGCGGCTGATGCCGCGAGCAACACGCCATTCGCCGCCGCGCCCGTGCCATAGTAAATATCGAAAGTGCCGTTACCCGGCGTCAGGGCGGTGGTGATCTTGCCAAATAACCGGATGCGAAGTTTCTTCCCGACGCGAGCAAAATACTGCCCGCCAAGCACCGGAAAGTTCCCAGCCGGGTAGAGCGGCAAATCAGTCGTGAGTAACGTTACCGCAGCAATATCGCTCGCAATGAACGGCTCGCGCAGATCATTGTAAAACAGTCCATCAGCCATTTCATTATCCCTTTATCACAGTGGTGCGGTATAGGTAAGCGAAGACAGCGAAACCGTCTGTCCTGCCGACACTACTACACTTGAAAGTTGAATATCCCCGCCGCCGCCGGTCGCGGTGACCGAGCAGAGAATTTTTGCCACGTTCGCTGAAGTTTGTTGTTCAGCTTTCGCAATCGTCCCGCCAACCGCATTCGTGTCGGACGTGATCGCATTCGCTGTCGCGGTCGGGCCGGATGCCGCACCGTACGCAGTCGCAGAAAAAAGCAAAGTTGCGACAGCAACACTACCTGCCGTCTGCATGCTGATCTTGCCCGAAGCACCGATGGTTGCTACTGCCGCATCTGCCAGAACAGTGCGGACTGCCGCTGCATGAGTAGTTGCCATCAAGCCACCTCACCAGTTCCACTGATATGATGCTTGGCATTGTCCGTCTCAGTCGGTGCACCTACACGTACCTTGCCTTCAGCAATCCACTGCGGCAGCAGCGCGGCCAGCTTCGTGTGCGCGGCGTCATCCTTGACCGTGTACGAGAGGCCGACACAATACTGCGATTGCAGTTCGTTGGAGAAAAAATCCTTGTTCGGTGTAAATTGCATAATCCCATCCCTTCAGTTATTGATCTGCACTACAGTAATCTTTAGCTAAATCCGTGACAACACTACGCTGCGCAAGGTTACTAAGCGAAATCGTTTGCGCTTTATCCGACAAGCAAATAACAGCAGGTAAAATCTGCTGCGGGAAGCCTATGATCGTCCGTGCTGAAGCAAACTCAACAGTTCTTCCAAGCGCGTGCCGTTTAGCCCGTGCGATCAGTTGCACGGTTTCGATTTCAGCAGCTTCAACAACCGTCATAATCCTGACCCGAGCAAGCACCAGCGCGGCTTCAGTTTCCGTTGCTTGTACCAACGCCCGGCGTTTCGCGCTAGTAATACCCTGCGCTGCCTCAGCAACAGACGCCTGTGCCAAGACGTGATGTTTCGTCCGAGTAACAGCCTGTGCTACCGCAAGTTCTGCCGCCTGTAGTATGGTGCGCGGCGAAGTTTTAGCAATAACCTGTGCTACCTCGATTGTGGTAACCTGCGTCAGTGCATGACGTTTTGTCTTAGCAATGCCTTGCGCCGTCTGTGTTTCTGTCAGCTCTACCAGAGACACACTCTTTTTTCTGCTGATCACCTGTGCTTGGCCTAGATCCTCAACCTGTCCAAGTGTAACAACTTTCCTTCTGCTAACAGCTTGCACACTTTCCGCTTCTATAGCTCGGCCAACTTGCGCGACCTTCACTCCGGAAAGAACGATATCGATTGCCTGCGCCAAGTCAGTTTCAGCAAGCGTAACAAGCGCCAGATGTTTCCTTACACTAACTACTTGTGCTACCTCGGTTGCGGTAACTTGCGCCAATGCATGACGTTTCGCTTTGCCAACAACTTGCGCCGTCTGTGTTTCAACAACCTGCGGTAGTGGCTTACGCTTCGGCCCAACAACAGCTTGTGCCACACTCATTTCTGCTGCTTGCGTCAAAACCCAGCTTTTTCTTCGGGTAATGGCTTGCGCAGTTTGCACCCCAGTAACCAGCCCAAGTGTACGCGCTTTAGCTCTAGTAATACCTTGCGCTAGGTCAGTCTCGATATTCTGCCCAGTGGTTACTCTTTTTATCTTCGTTATCGCTTGTGCAAGATCAGTCTCCGTTACTTGTCCTACTGCCGCTGTAAGCCCTGCTGCGCTTATGACACTGCGACGAGTCAACTGCGGGCTGAACAGTTGAAAGGGATTGCGTGTAAAAGAATTTACTTCTGCATCTGACCACACCCGCTTAACGAACACCGCCGCAGCGAGATCCCAGTCCAAAGTAACATTGTTGTTAAACGTAGTACGCCCGAAATACAGGTTAAACGCCGCATCAGAGCCGGAAGTACCGGAACCAGCACTAATCTGGGTTAGCGCTTGCGCGACACCATCGAAATAGATCGCTAAACCGGAAAGCGTTCCACTCCCGGTATGTGTCACAACAATAGAGTGAAACCCACTTCCGTCAGTCCACGGCGTGCCGGTCGTTTGCACTTGAAAATTAACGGCAGAATTTTCTCTCACGAATTCTAGTGTGCCGGTATTAAGCTTTTGTATGGCCCATCCAGCACTTACCGTGTTGCCATCATTGCGTTCGGCCATACCTCCAAAAGATCCCGTGCTTGTGGCAAGACTGCGAGCGTAAAACGCCCATGTCGTTGGGTTAATACCCAAATCAACACAAGCTGGGTGCGTACTAAAATTTAGAGAAGAAACACCGCCAGCACCAACAGCCGCGTGATTGAATTGGGGCAATACCCCAACGGTTGTCGCACTGGCAGTTGGCGGCGATGACCCACTTGGCGTGCCAAACCTGCCACTCACACAGTCTGTAAAAGGTGCCGCACCACCACCAGCCAACGCAAAGCAAATACCGCGTGTCAGCGGGTTTGCCCAGTTTACGCGTGGGTAGGTTTGTGGCTGCGTAGCCCGGACAATAGCCATGATCAGGTAAGCGTGTTACTAATCTCGGAAGTCCACACCGTACCACTCGTCAGTGCCACGCCAAGGTCGTTCTTGACGACCACATAGAACTTGGCTGGCACATAGCCCAGCGCTTGCAGCACCGAGAACGTCGCAATCTCCGTGGTTGACGCCAGCAATACCGGGATCGTGCCTAACAACCGCAAGTTCGGCTCGCGAGTCGCGGTCGTCCCACTCGATGGCCCGGAACGGTAGTTCGTACCATCGAGCGACTCCTGTATAAACACCAGAAGTTGTTTGTTGCTACCGGGCGTGTTCGTTGTTGCCGCATCGACTTCCACGACCACATCGACGGGCTGGTTGGTCGTGCAGTCATAAGCCGTGGTGTTGCGCACATACGTCGCGCTCGCCAGAGTGGACAGGTCAGTGCTGTTGTACGCGAGCGATGTACGCGTACCAACAAGTTGCTTAAGTACACTCATTACTGAACTCCTTGGCCGAACACGAGACTATTACGAGGCGCGGAAAAACCCGGCGGCAGCGATGACAGCAGTGATGTCCGAGCCATCCGGCGTCAGGACAAAATCATGCGCAGTCAACGGAATGATGTTGGCGTCCGTACCTGCAGCCGTGTCCCCATCGTAACAAACCAGCAGCTTCGACCAGCCGTCACCCGCCGCCACTGCTGTCCATGTTTGGTCTGGAATGTCCACATCCATACGGTCGTTGGTGTTGTCCGCAGCAAGCGCCACGATGTCGGCATCGGTCAGTACCTTGCGGGCATAGCCGGTGTTGGTGACTTCGTTGGTCGTGCCCGAAACAACTGCCGCGAGGTCGGCTTTGTCAAGCAGCACCGCGTCCGATTCCAGACCGGTAGTAGCCAGCACGACGACAACCAGAGCCGAAGCTGTTGGATCATTGGACTTTACCCGGTTGTAGAACTCAGCTGTACGCCCCTTGGCGATGTTGAAAACGAAATTTGCCATTGCGGTTCCTTCACGTTGAAATCACAAGATAACTGCCCCTTCCCGGCGCAGGATACAAGGGATTGTGTTGGTGTGCAAATTATTGTATAGGGGTAGTTAGGGATGTTAGTTTTGAAAATTTGGTGAAAAATTTACATACTGGGAAGCGTATATTACACGTTTGGGAGTGTATGTCTGAAAATTTGGAAATTCTATGGATGTGATGGGGGTGTGGGGTAGGCCGCGCCCGCTTCATTCCCCCTTGCCCCCCTTGCTAGGATAAAGTAATTCTTTCCTATCCCCACAGTTAATGCATTAACCGTTATCGCGCGTAGGGTTACGACTTGACAAGGTTACTAAAATCCGGATAATGTAGTTATGTCAGAAGCCATTGCACCATAGGCGCAGTGGTAGATTCTGGCATATAACAGTCTGGAGATTATCATGGCAAAAGCCAAATCAACATCAGTTACGTTTGACCGCAACGCCATTGCAAAGGCAATGACCACCAGTGTAGTGTCCGCCATGCAAGGGTATGATAAGGCAGCATCTGCTTACAACCTGTCCACAGGCGAGCGCAACGCAATGTTGCTGGCCTCAATGGTAGCCGCTCGTACCGCTTGCGCTGGCGATACCGGCGCGTATCTGGCAATCGTGGATGAAGTGTACGGCAATGGCGTCAACGGAAAAGCCAAGGATTACGTCGCAGGTACGGCACGTGAAGCGTTGGAAGCAGCGAAATGCACCAATCTCAATTCGCTCAAGACTACCCTATCCGAAACAAGGTTAGTGGCGCGATGGTTCGCCGACCCCACGCACAGCTTCGCGGACAAGGATGGCAAGGCGCTGGCGCTTAACACGTTGATCGGTATCGCACGGGGCAAACGTGACAGCAACGGCAAACCGCTAAAGGGGCCGACATCAGCGGTGACACCTGCAAGCATCAAAGCCCAGATCAAGCTTTGGTACAAAGCAGGATATGGCTTCGACATCGCGGATAGCTTCGCCGCAGTCTTGAAAGAATCAAAGGATAACGTAATCCTCGCAATTAGCACGGATCTGGTGGATGTCGCCGCCGACTTGAAAGTAGCGACCACAGCGAAGTAAATCGCAACATGGGGCACATCTTAGGATGTGCCCCTTAACCTTTTGAGAGGATACAACCATGAATGATTTACTTCGCAAGATACGCTCTAACCAAGCTAAACAACGCCGCGCCAACACAGACATGGCTGGAGTGATAGTTCAGTATACTTCCGGACTAATGACTACACGTGAAGCATTATCTTTCTTCCACTCTATCACACTGCCAGCGCCGGAACCGGGTGAGTTAGACTTGAACACTGGCCTACGTTACAATCATGGCACATCTGAACAATTCGACGCTGCCGTACACGCTGCCCTTAAATAAACCGCAACATGGGCCACCTTAACAGGTGACCCTTAACCTTTACAGAGGTTACATCATGCATCCTATTTGCGTAGCATGGTTAAAGTCGCGTGGTATTACCTACACGCGTATACCTTGCCCCGTATTCCAGCGCTGGCTTGAAGCACATAGGCCAAAATAAACCACAACCTCACAAGACGAACCACCGGCCGCGTCCTTCGGGATGCGGCCTTTTTTATTGCCCCCAGCTTGGTAACGTAACCGTACCCACGGGTAACGCGTTAACCGTGCTACCTTGTATGGCTGCATCCTTACGACCATACCACAATCGACCTAGTAGTAGCTCAGCTCCAGGTCACGTTGTACGGTTACGTTCTTCTCTCTTACGTATGTACGGCTTGGCTGGCAGACGATCTTCCATCGCTTTAACCTTACGTGCGTGCTTAATCATCGCGTTACAATATAACTGTGCTTCTTTCTCCAGCCGATAATACACCTTAAGCGTGATCCTACTCCCCGCCAACGCTTCGCGGAGCGCCAGCACCTTGTTCCGGCGTTCCTCGCGGTATCCAAAGCACAGGTCGTGCTTGTACATTTCCTGTTTGGCTAATTCCTCTTGCGCTTTCTTTTCAGCTTGCTCCGCGTACCGTTGCACCAGCACGTAGTGATACAACTCATAGTGTGCTTTCACCTGCGCCCTATGCCGAGCACGTTCTTCCCGTAACATCGCCGCACACTGTTCATCAGGCATGTCCCACGCTTTGAGCGCAGCTATCGTGCGACGAGTCAACATATGCCGCTGCCACTCTTGCTCTGTCAGTTTGCTTGCAGACACCAGCACACGAACTCCCTTCCGATACTTCGCCATGACTACCTCTCTTGGTGGATTAAGGGCACAGTCTAGCACAGATTTGAAAAACCACGCAAGTGCTTGATTTAAGTGGGTACATATGGTGAGGATGGTAGGTAGGACAGAACGGAGCTTAGAACAGGTATCTTATTGAATTTATATACTATAATACTTAATATAGTATATAATTTTAACCGCATATGCCCACTAATTATGCTAAAACACACACCCCACGTATAGGCTCATGCAATATGTTAAATACACGTGTATGCGCGTACCGTTCGTTCGACCGGTCAACATTACTAAAATCCCTAACTACCTTAAAAAGATGGGGGGGGTATCTAAAATCGGAGTATATGAGCTTTTTACCTTTTTTAACACTGCATGTATGGCATTCACCTAATGCAATCAACAACTTACAGAGCTTTACCACCACCCCCAAAAAACCCCCTAAAAAGCGCTAAAAAAAGCTCGCGCTCAATGTACACGCCAAACAGCCTTAAAAAGTGTACTTTTGTCTATTGTCACGCATACCCGTGTACTCGGTTAGCTGGGATTTTAGTATAAACGACCTAGTAGTCGTGCCCACAGTGTGCCGTGATACACAGCATATCGTGTAACTGCACTTGACATAGGATATGTTCTGGTGTATAATAGATGTTAGCGTCAAGTACTAATTGTAGTGGCAGATAGGGCGGGGTCGGGCAGTCCCGGCAGCTACCCAAGCCAGCAGTCTTAACAATTCGGAGTAGCACCTGCGGATCGTAGTTCACGGTTAACGCATTAACCGTGGGTACAGCACCCTCTGGTCAGCCCAAGAACTTAAACGCCACAGCACGTCGCCACGTTCAAACCTGTCACAACAGGCTTGAGTGTCCGTCTTATGACGGCACTCCGGAGCTAAACAGCTCTGGTCCGATAAACCGGCGGCGGGGTGGAACGCCCTTTTCCGGCTTGTCAGCATGACCCATCGCTCCCTGCCCACGTAGTATCACCTGTCCTACTTCCCGCACGTCGCACCCAGCCCTGCCTCTGATAGACATAGGCATGGAATCACACTGGGTGCGGCACAGAACGATAGTACGTAAAGGCAACAGCCTGTACCGCAAGACTTAAAGTCTGTCTGGTGCAAGTTCAGCAGTTGCGTGCGTGTGGACACAGCCCGTGACCTACACGGGCCTACGGCGGATGATCCAAGCATGGAGTAGCTCCCAAGCACACTGATTCGGTGTACCATACCGATCACCCCTTATACACGGCAGGCATTAGTGACTTCCCCTACGCCTTTGACCATTAGTATATGCACTCATTCGACCACATTCTGTTAACCCTCTATCACCATGTACTGCGCGAACGCCCTAACCGGCAACGCATCGGTCATGACACACTGCACCCTAACGCATGAGGCGCGTAGCCTCTACCATATTGCAGAGAGTCCGTGTCATGACGGGTACATGTGAGGAAGTTACCTCAAGGGTATTTTTTGATGGATAGTGCACGGTCATACGGTTGGACCAAAACTAACCTCTAGGCACTGTCCATCAACCTGTACCTTAACCACAAACTAGGAGAATCACATGAGCAATCGATACATCGTAACTCTGTACGGTCCCAGTCTCGCATCGTTCACATCGGAAATGCTGACCAAGTTGATCCGCATGGGCGATGGTGCCCGCTGCGCGGGTATGCAAGCGGAGAGCATTCTCAGTAACATCGACGTGGAGCCGTACCGCGAGCCGAACGTGTTCATTCCCAGCGAGCAGGCTGCGAAGTTCTTCGCTGCCATCGGCACCCGCGATCCGAACGAGTTGCTGACTGAAATCAGATACTTCCGCAAGTTGCTCGCTGACTCGCAAGCCGAAACGCAGGAGTGGCAGGCGAAGGCCGAAGCGCAGAAGCGTACTATCGACAGCCTGCAACGTGGGATTAACGACATCCATAATATTGTCGAAGATCATCCGATCACTGCCATCCACGCCATTACCGATGCGAACCGGTAGTTCACGGTTAACGCATTAACCGTAGTACCCCACCAACTAGGAGATTAAAATGAACAGAAGCGAACGCAGGGCAGCGGAACGGCAAG